GCGTTATTGCTAAGTTTAAATGGAACGGGATAAGTAGTAGTTCCAGCAATCGTAACTTCAACTTCGTAACGATTGCTGAGTTGGGTTTCGGAATTATCAATCAAAATCCAATTTTCGCCAAGTACCGAGATAGAGGCATTCTCTTTAATTGAAATAAGGATGTCGCCAGCCCGATACAGCGTATCGTTTACCGTGCCGTCAGCACTCAGTTTATACATGCTCCCTACATGCGAAGCAGTAGGGAACGAACCAACGGAAAGGTCATAATTACCGACAAATTTCGCCCGGCTTTTCAGGTCTGCAAAATCAATCTTTTCGCCCCGGTACTCAAGTGTATCGGTTGTTACTTTCTTTGCCTCAATCAGTTTTAGGCTGGTAATGCCGCGCTGCGCATAACTGCTGGTAACAGCTATCAGTAAAACCAAAATAAGGATAAGTCTTTTCATTGTATTATCGTTTTATTGTTGCCATGTATTTTAAAGTACAAACCACATCTACTGTAATGTCAAAGCTTTCGTGGGTCGGTGTTGTTATGTCATTGCCAACTTCATAGCCGTTCGCATCTGTGCATTCGTGGAAGAGAACATACTCAGTACCTTCGGCAAAAGCAGTCCGGAAGTTCACGGTTTGCGTTCCGGGTATCAGGTTCACCGTATCGGCCTTGCCGGTTGCCGCCAGTGCCGCCAGCGAGTTATCTACATATTGCTGCGATACTTTGCTGTTTAGCGTAGTAATAAGCTGATCTACCGTATCAATCGGTATCTTTTCATCCTTATGCCAAAAGCTGTCCCAGGTATCCCAGAATTGCGCCTGCGTTGGCTTCAGCCCTGTCCGGAACCAGTTTTTTATCACGCTTAATGTTTGATTTGCCATTGTTACAAGATTAAAGTTTCATAATGAAAGCCAGCGCGTAGAATGGAGGCATGATATTGATCGCATCGCCGTTACCGGTATTTGCTGTTTCACCGGTTATCTCAAAAGTTTTAAGCTCAACGCCTTTACTTATGCTGTCATGGTCGGTAAGGGTATCGTTATTATAGGCCAGATAATTGGCCCACGTAGGATCATTGAATCCCAAAGTACCTTTCCCGTGTTTGTGCGCCGGAAGTTGGGCTTCCGTAAGTTGTATTTGTTTATTACCGCCTGTCGATCCGGATGCGTTAAGTGGGCCAGCCGCCAAAACAAACTTATCACGCAAGTCGGGAGTTCCATTGTTTCCGTCGCAAATTGCCCAGCCTGTTGGCACGGCGGTTCCTGCCCACATCACCACCACTCCGGAAGGGATCACACCGGCTATCTTTGCATCCAGTGCCGGTATGGTCAAAACGGGCTTAAACAATGCCCATTCTACCTGTGCAGGCCCGGTTCCAAAACGCGCTTTCCGTTCAATGTAAATTTCATTGTAAACCGTGCCTTCAGCGGTTACCGAGCGTTTTGTTTCTTCTATGATGATGTAGGTTTCTTTTGTGCCGCCAACAAACGGCATCACTTCACCGGCAATAACGATAATGCCACTTGATACGGTTGTACCGGCTTCCACACAGCCCGACAAAATGAAATTATCACCCCCTATACCGACAGCTTTGGACATTAATGCCGCCATCTGCTGTAAAAAATCGAGCGTTTCAGCCGAAAGCGGAAACCGTGCGTATTTGAATAAATCAATTTGGTTCATCTTTTATTCTATTTTAAATCATTCATGCTCTCTTTTCCCCCTCCTTGGGAGGGGTTAGGGGAGGCTTATTATTGAGTAACGTTTTCCTGCCAACTTGTAATAATTCACCAGGCTGATCATCTGCGGCTTCAAATCCTGCGAAATTTCCGAAGGGACTACCACTGCGAAATCAGTCCCTTCATCGCTTGTAAATGCCTCAGAAGCTACCTGAACCGTTTCGAGCCAAAGCGGGTGATCGGATGCGTCCGGATAAATAAATGTCCAGTTCATTCGTTCGGTATCGCCAATCCTGATCCGGCGCAGGCTGGTATCAAAAGCATCGTTTAAAATGGCTTGCAAATAGCAAACCTGCCCGTTATGGCCCAGCTTGTACAGGTTTGCCTCACGGTTCGCCCTGAACTTGTCCAGAATGGTAGATAGCGGCTGAACCATTGCCCTGGCGAACACAAAATTTATCCGCGTCCGTAAGAATGTCGGTAACAGCAACGAAACAAGCCGGTCAATATCAATTAGAAATAGTCGCATAGGGTATGGCGTTTAGTACAAGGTCATTTTCGTTATATACTTTCATGTATCCGCTGATCGGGGTTGCTTTTGCCAGTACCTGCGTATCATCAATCGATGAGACATGAAGTTCCGGGATCACAACGCCGGGTATCGACTGGAGCCGGTCAACCAGTGCCGCGTTACGGTATTCGCCGTTAAATGGCAGGTTGGCAATAAAGTCAACCACGGCATCTTTTACAGGGGTTCCGCCATCGGCCAGCGAGGCCAGCGATGCGTTCAGTATCATGGGGTCGTAATAAATGTCGATAGTTGCACGGAAAGCATTAGCCGCTTCATTCACCAGGTCGATTCGCACCCCGGCGTCTTTTATCTCTTTCAGGTAGGCTGTCAATGCGGCTTCCTGATCTTCTGTCAATGGTTCGCGCCCGTCGTTTCCCTCACCGGCAACTTTAATAACAATATGCCCGGCCTGTTCAATGGCAGCGGCATATTTTACAACCCGTTCAGCCGTGATCTGTTCGTCGGTAATATCCGTATTGTCATACACATCGCTCTCGGCAACCAATGCCCGGCCAAACTGGAAGGCAAGCGTTTTATCGATATACCACTTCAGCCTGTGCGGTTTCGAGGCATCGATCAGTGCGCTAATCTCCGCTTTATGGGTATCAAACAAAACCTCCAGTGTCCAGATAGCCGCCGAAACAACGTAAAAGAAAATGCTCTCCAGGCTGACTTTTGAAAATTGATCTTCAAATGATTTAGAAGTATCCAACCCGTACAGGCCGATAACTGTTTCATTCGCTATGAAATAGCCTGTCATTTCCTTCTTTATGTCTGCAATAGTCCGTGCCATTTAAATTTTTTCTATGTGTTCTATGTGCCTATGTGGTTCAGTTGACCACAAAATCAACCTCAACAGCCCAGTAATCAATTCCCTCATCGCGTAACTCATCCAGCGTTTCAATCCCGGTTGCAGGTCTCAGTCCCTTCATTTTATAATAATCGGCTACCGGCTTGTTTGCCGGTTCGGGTACCAACAATTCCTGTCCGGGAGCCAGCGCATCGGTAATGGCCAGGCCGTTCAGTTCTGCTATACCGAATACGGCTTCAACTGACCCGCATGATTGGAGAGCAATGTCGAAAAGTGACTGATTAACCGAAACCCGTATATTCTTATTCATCGAATTAGCCCGTTATTGCTGTTTAAATACCGTTTAAATTCAAATAACTATCAAGTGGCGCACATTCATGCCGTATTTCATTTGTGCACGCCTAAAACCCGTTTAACTGCTTTTATCAGATATCGTGTCTTTTTTTAAGTCAACACCTGTATTTTGCTCAACCCGTTTCTCAATGAATCCCTTTAGCATACCGAATATCCTGCCACCCGTAAGCGTGTCCATGTTCTCACTCGCGCTCCAGGCATAAAAACCACTAATCAGCCATGCAGCTATATTGTAACTTGCAGCTATCTCCTGGTGCATTTCTTTATCCATTGCGAACAACAGAGCTACTAAAACCGTAGCCCCAATAGCCCTGCCAATGGCAATAAAAATCTTACTCATGCTAAACCTTTCTTTTCGCTTTAGTACCGATGCCAGGATACCGGCAATCAGATCAAAAAGCAAGGCCGCCCACATAACGTGCACCGCTCCATGTATCTCAGCGAAATACCCTATTATCGCAAAAAACAGCCCGCATAAAGCGTTATATATATGATTATAAACCCAGTCTATCATGACATAAATTCATATTTTCCGTTTCTCATTTTCAATACTTGGTGACGGTTACCTGCAACTTTAAAGCTCACATGCACCCACGCAGGCTGATTATCATCTCCCCCCTCCCAAATCAACTGATCAAACTTGAAATTATCACGAAGCAATCTGAACAACTCTGCATTATCATCACAACTCAGATCGGCAGCTTCACCCTTACAGTGTGAACTGGTTTCCGATCCGCCAACTGCCTTGTTCACCGAAACCGATCTATAACCGCTATTAATCCTGATAGGGTTGCCAAACATTTCACGCACTGGTTGCAAAACATTCAGGGTCAACCGTTGCAATGCGACTATTTCATTTGTTCCGGGAACATTCTTTAATCCCGTACTGGTTACCGTCAGCTCCTCTAGCGTAAAATTTTCAGTCAGTTTCATTATTCTTCAGCGTTAATTGTTAATGCAATACGTTGTTTATAATTCTGGTAATTGATACCAGCCCTGGTTAAATGTTGCCGGATGCGCTGATCAATTTCACTCCTGGAATATTTACCTCTTATAAACTTAGTTAGTCCGGCCCCTAACAATGGATCTTCTTTTAGTTCTCCTTGCTGCATTTGCAGGGCAACAGCCGCGCACTGGTCTGTATTGTCGCCAATCACCAGGCCTCCTGTTATTAGTCCGTTTGCTGCTTTCCGTACATTAACCTGGAGAGTAAAATCGCTATATGTCAATACTCCTTTCATTAGTGCGTTATCTTTTCATTTTCAAAATCACTTTGCTGTGGAGCCCGTGTTTGCGGGTTGAATATTATTGCCAGCGGTGCGCCGTTACCTGCAACAGGTGATGTTTGCAGCAAGGTTTTCAAAGTCTGCAAATCGTTGTTCACCTTTTGCATCCAAGTAATCGTTGGTGTAATTTTTATCAATCCTCCATTGTCCCCGCCATTAAACTGAATTAACTCAGCTTCATCGGCAAAAAGCAGGAAAGACGTTGCTTCGTCGCCTTCCACAATGGCAATAAGGCAATCAGTCCCGAGAACCGGCTTAACCGCCATCATTCCAACTCCAAGCAATACATTAAAGAACTCCAACCCGTCACCATCCACCGCCGTCATGGTCTGCGCTTCCCAGTCTATTTCAGTAGCTTCCACCCATCGAAGGGTAGCCTTCATGCTTCCGTTTAAATGCTGTTTAAACAGTTGCCCAAACCGGTCAAGTTCAGCCTTCAGCGTCATGATGCTTTTAATCCAAGTTTACAAACCTGCCGGTATCCTTGCTTTCCAAAAGTCTTGGTCACGGCATCTATATAGTAAGTCCCGTTCTTTTCCGGGTACAATACGCTTTTCAATTTCATGCGACATCCATGCTGCACACGCGGAACTCCCCATAACGTTACATCGCCATCCAATCCGGGTTGTTTCGATAATTCATACAGTCGTTGAGCCTCACGTTTAAGTTCAGCCTCACTCATTTCAATGCCCGATATTTCGCGGGTAATTCGTTTACCTGCCGGTGTGTCTCCAACCTCCAAGCGCAGCTTTTTGCCTTTCTTCCGGATAAGGCTCATAATAACCAATGTCTTTTCAATTTCCCGTTGCTTCAGGCTTTCTGATGCTGTACGCTCAAGCAATATTTCAACCGGCTCGGCATCGCTTTTGCTTGTCCCAAAAGCATGCAACTCTTTACCTTCAAACCAGCAGTATATTCCTTGCTTTTGTAGTTCATCCATAATTTCAGAAGCCGCCATTTTCGAGAACCTAACAGCCCCAAGTTGTACATCATCACACACCACTTCATAACCAGGAGCGATGTATTTCAGCAATTGTTTCAACGTTGCTTTTTTCATACTCACGCTCACCGTCAAGCGCTTCAGTTTATACATCTCATCCTCGCAGGTCACAATTAGCGGAATACCTGCCGGTACTTTCTTTATATATCCCTTAAACTCCAGTGTCGGTTTAGCTCCATAGCCTAACCAAATTTCGACAGGATCACCCTCGCGGAACCATCCACTCACATTTGTTCGGTCGAAATCATTCACTTTGCGAGGCAGTGTTATTTCGGCAGTATCGGTAAGACTTTTCCAACTGCTTTCTATTTTACATTCAGAAAACCTTTTAATCCTGAAACTTTTTCGTCCGTTCGATTCAGGGAATACTATTTCGCCATATAGTGTGTAAGTACTCATTTATTCAGTTAGAATTATATCACCGTCACTCACCGCCTCAATCGAATATTGCATCATATTTGGTTTACCTTGTACTGGCGTAAACTTTAAGCTCTCAGTAACGATGCGCGTTATGCTTCGTTCACTAAATAATTGCCCCTGCACGTCAATGCACTCGGATGTTTCATGGAATAATTGAATCGTTTTCATTTGTTCATCCACACTTTGCTGTGTCAACGGGTTTAATTCTTCAGGAAGAATAATCCCGGATATGGATATATTCCAATCCTCCATACCGTAGATTTCTTTTACGCTCCCCATACCTCCAAGCGTGGGAGTTTTGGTTACAGTTTTCGGCCTGGTAAACTCAACAAGTGTTGCCAATGGCATTAACAAATCCGACAATTCAATATCAACCAAATTGCCTTTATAGTCCCATGTTTTATACACGCCACCCAAAAACCAAAATGCGCCAAATGTTTTTTGTCCAAACCGTACTGGGGCATTGTCATATTTAACATCACGGCTAAGTACCCCTACGCTGGTGTAAGGAGAAGCCAACCCATTCGCGGGGGTTCCTTCCTTTACGTCTGTATATGGCAGGGCCTTATAAGTGCGCTCTAAAAACCACGGCACATAAACCGGCGATTCAATCCCAAACACATCGCTCAGCAGCTTGCTAACATAGCCGGTATCAATCGACGGACGTTGGTCTAATATGGAAGGTTTATATGTCATGATGCTGCTATAATACCGTCACTCAGTTTTTCGTTGATTTTCTGTACAATCTTTTCAGCAATAGCCTCAAAATTGTTTTTGTCAGTATCACCACTAACGGTGAAGTAATTCTTAATATCAATCTTTTGTGAGATGCTTTTGATACCACCCGATGACGAACCAGATGATTTCATTCCAGAACCTGCAGCCGAGCTTGTCTGTCTGGGTGGATTCAATTGCCCCGGAGTAATAACTGGTGATGGTGGCTTTATTGGGTTTGGCGAAGTGTCTGGACTAAGGTCTGGTTTCTTATCCGGATTATCAGTTTCAAAATCAGCAATGCCTGCCTGTTTGCCCTTACTGAACGATTCGCCTATTGCTTTCCCGTAGCTCGCAGCGGCATTGGCTATTTTATCAAATCCTTCCGTAAACGAATAGTCGGAGTTAAACCAGTTTGCTGGGTTAAATATTCCCTTCAGCAGGTGTAAAATACTGCTTCCAACTTCTTTAATAAAATTCCAGGCCCCGGTAAATACCGTTTTAATGGCATCCCACAACCCCCACAAAAAGCCCCTGAACGTGGCTGATGTATTATAAAAGTAAGTTCCCAAAGCAATCAGCCCGGCAATAATGGCTGCGATCCATCCAATGATCGGTATGTTCATAATTGCAATACCCAAGGCTTTTGCACTGGCGCTCATAGCAGTAAACCCGCCGGTTACAAGCGAGCTTCCCCAAGTCACTATCTTTCCCACTA